GGTCAGGCAAGAGTCCCGGACATATACGAGATCCGCCAATCGGCGCGTGAACGCCTGAAGCAGGCAGCTCGTACGGGATACTCATGCACCGGAGGATTTACAGCAGAACTCACCGAAGACGAAGATGAAAATGGGCCGTGGTTAAAACTTGACCTCACCTTTGGATTAATGTCGCTCAGCGACGGTACATCGTACACTAAGTGAGCATAGTACACCGAGCGAGTATATCGAACCAAGTGAGTATACCGAGTGAACAGCAGATCAAGTGGGACAAGCGGTACATCCGCTTAGCCCAACAGGTCGGATCCTGGTCAAAGGATCCGTCAACTAAAGTTGGTGCAGTCGCTGTAGGTGACCACGGCCAGGTACTATCTCAGGGTTACAATGGATTCCCTCGTGGGATCTCTGATAATCCTGAGCGCCTGGCCAACCGTGAGTTGAAGTACCGGTACATCGTGCATGCTGAGATGAATGCGATCTACAACGCTAGTCTCGTCGGAGTTTCTCTCAACGGTGCTACCATGTACGTCCATGGCTTGCCTTGCTGCTCAGAATGCACGAAGGGGATGATTCAAGTAGGGATCAAGCGTATTGTGATGCCGAAGCAGGATGTTCCTGAGAAATGGAAAGAGTCATTTGAACTAAGTCGTAGAATGTGTGATGAGGCTCATATCGAAATCGATTTCACCTATCCCGAATGAAAATTGAACTAACCCACTACTATCCTGAATTCCTTCGGTACTACAAGCTCGCCGAGGACCAGCAGGCCAAGTGCAACCTTGGCACGACTCCGTACCTGCAGTCCAACATGGGAGATGCTTTGCTGGAGAACGTCGAACTGTACGACGTGGTTGAACGTAAGTTTGCCGGATTTTCGCAAATCGTCAACGATGTTTTCTATGGCTGGACGGACAAGCATCCGTACTGGCACAAGATGAGTACGGGCCATCACACGAAGCAGCGCAAGGAAGTTGCGACGAATTGGACCGGCAAGCACGACACCTTTGGCCTTGAGGAGTGGCTCTACGTGTTCCTCCTTCACCGAGTCTGCGGATCTGGCATCAATTATGCTACCAAACCGTCTGGCTATCACAACACCCTTCTGTTTGAGCTGTACAAGTGCAAATCGATCGAGGAGATGGTGAAGATAGTGAAGGCCTATCCGAAGTCCTTCTACACCTCTGTTGGTTATCAGTTCCCTGCCTTCCCTAAGCCTCCCGTCGGATCGGATTACAAGCGCGGTGGTGATTACTACCTGGCTGAGTTCGCTCCGAAGCTGGTGCGAGAACTCTCTCCCTGGCTGACGGCTGGTGGAAAGAAGGACCTTCGGCAGATCGGTGAGTGGCTCTTCGCCTGGAACAAGAAACACGATCTCCGTGCCTATCGATTCCAGTACGCTGCATTCATCGCTGATATCGCCGATTGGTATCCTGAGTTTGTCAACCGGGACAGCATGTTCTACTACGGTTCTAATGCCGTGGAATGCATCTCGTACCTGGCAAAACCTTTGGGCCGTGGCAAGGAGGAACAATTCTTGGATGCTGTGATGGAACAGATCTTCCGAGACACCGGTTCTGTCCCCTATAATGCAGAGGATGTTTGCTGCGACTTTATCCGCTGGGTTGAGAACTACGTACGGCCAGGTGCAGATTACAACCATCTAGACCGTGACAAACTGTGGTCTTCTCACAGGATCTACGACCACCCATATGGCCGTCAGAAGCCAATGCTCGATCTTGGGCTGATCAAATCCTTCAACGATTTGGATGTACATCCCTCCGACGACTACGTACTATCTAGGGCTGGAATGACAGTCACCGAGTACAAGAACCTATGCCAAAAGAACTATTCACGGTAACCACCGACACGTCCAACAAGGACATCCCGAAGGGAATGTCACGTGCGCAGGCGCGTGATCACTACCTCAAGCTGTGGGGAGGATTTGCCGCGAAGGTTCTTCCTCCCACGATTCAGCATCACACGCATGGGCGGTATATTCTTCGGGCAGACCTTGCTCCTGGTGGACTGAAGTCTTTTGGCGCCGAGCGAGTGGTCGCGGAGACTCCGTACAGTACGTTGGTTTACTGCGCTCCTCGCCAAGGTCACGCTCCGGATGCGATTGCTTCTCTAGGTCAGATGTACGGCAAGAAGTGCGTCTTCTTCTGTCCTTCTTCGAAGGAAGTCTCCGACCATCAAGCTTCGCTGTTTGCGTATCCGCACGTCGATGTCCGCTTTTTCAAGATTGCGGCCATGCCGGTCCTCAACTCGTATGCAAAGAAGTGGGCCGAGGAGAACGAGGCTCAGTATCTTCCGTTTGGTCTGACCGGCAATCCTACAGTGACAGCCGGATTGGTCAACATGGCAAAGATGGTGACCGAACAGCTAGGCACAGATCCGACAGAGATCTGGTGCGCTGTTTCAACTGGTACCATGATCCGTGCTCTTCAGATCGGCTGGCCTAACGCCAAGGGCAATGGAATCGCTGTGGCACGAAACATCCACGACGGCGAGATCGGTGAGGCGAATGTAATATCTGCTACAGTTCCGTTCCTGAAAGCTGATCCGATTGCTGAGCAGATGCCTTTCCCGTCCACGGCAGCCTATGACGCCAAAGCCTGGGAGAAGTTCGATCTTCTGGCAAAGCCGGGTGCCATCTTCATCAACGTCGGTGCTGATGCTCACATTAACCGTAACCTCAGTAAGGTTGATGTCAGCAAGATCAATAGCCAGCGTGAGTGGGGAGACATGGGTGATCTGAAGAAGAACCGAGCCTTTAAGTCATGAACCGAATACTGATAACGAGTCCCTTAGCTCCCATCTCGAATCGTATCTCATCGCACCGCGCTGCTCAGGCAGTCATTTACGCCGATCAGATCTCTTCTTCACATGGTGATTGGGATGTAACCGTTAACTTTGGCGGAATCGCCGAAGACTACAACGACTACGATATCCTAGCTGTTTATCATGGAAATGACTGGGGTGGTACAGTCAATATGTTCGGAGGGGTCAAAAGCTTCGGTAATATCGATCAACTTGCTCGGCTCTCTAAGTTTAAGGGAGAAGTCTGGTCACTGGACATCAATTTTCCAGAGTATTCGAAGATGATCAAGCCTCGTGTGGATAAGGATTCTGATGCACACCCCGACTGGAAGCAGGTCGATTGGGATCGGTTAAATACGATCGAAAATCTCGCTATCGCTAAGTATCCCAATAATTTTGTACCCGGGAGCAATATCGCAGTAGGGGATTCGCATGGAATTTGCATGTACCGTCCCGGATGGAAGATTAGTTCAACTCCTTATAAGACGTTGTATGGAGCTCTGGAGATGGGTCTTTCTTCCTTCATCCCGAAAGGCGAATTTACCAATGCCGAGTTCTATTTCGGTAACATCGATATTCGTCACCATCTCTGCCGTCAATCTGATCCCGCCGAAGCAACCCGCGATCTCGTACAGCGGTACGTAAAAGATGTCAAAAAACTTGACTTTCAATCCGTAAAGATTTGGGAACCTCTTCCGATCGAGAATGAATCCCGCAAATTGCCGAAGACCGGTTACTACAAGGGAACTCCATTCTACGGTACTTGGGCTCAGCGAAACGAGATTCGCAAGATCTTCATCGCAGAACTAGAGAAGTATTCTACCGAGCGTGTCTCGATTTTTAAATGGACCGATCACTTACTCAACGCCGCAGGCGAGCTTGACTTTGAACACATGGAAAAGCCACAGTCTGTGCATCTTTCCAGAGCAGCATATCCCCATTGGCAGGGATATGGTTGGCATGACAAATTGCCGAGCAAGCGGAAAGTTTAAGATTTACTTTCAGCTCAAACCTTGAAATGATTCTACTATGTCGTCACTACTATCCAAACTCAAAAAGAATTCTAAGATCGAACAGACCGAGGTGTTGGACAAGTCCGCCTTGTTCAATGACAAGGATATGATCCCCACTGAGATCCCGATGCTGAACGTGGCATTGTCTGGGTCTCTGGACGGTGGTCTGACGTCCGGTCTGACCGTGTTGGCTGGTCCCTCGAAGCACTTCAAGTCGAGTTACTCACTCATTATGGCGGCAGCTTACCTCAAGAAGTATCCTGAGGCCATCATGCTGTTCTATGATTCTGAGTTCGGTTCTCCTCAGCAGTACTTCAAGACATTCGGAATCGATGTCTCTCGAGTCCTTCATACTCCCATTACCAACGTTGAGGAGCTGAAGTTTGACCTCGTCAACCAGATGAATAACCTGGAGCGTGGCGAGAAGGTCATCGTGGTGATCGACTCGATTGGCAACCTAGCCTCCAAGAAGGAAGTCGAGGATGCCATGAATGAGAAGTCGGTGGCTGATATGTCTCGTGCCAAGGCTCTGAAGGGTCTGTTCCGTATGGTCACTCCATACCTTACCCTGAAGAACATCCCGCTTGTGGCAATCAATCACAGCTACAAGACCATCGAGATGTACTCGAAAGATGTCATGTCTGGCGGTACTGGTATCTACTACTCGGCCAATGCCGTCTGGATGCTTGGTCGTCAGCAGGATAAGGACGATGATGGTCTCAACGGTTACCACTTCATCATCAACATCGACAAGTCCCGCTTTGTAAAGGAGAAGTCTAAGATCCCGATCTCGGTCTCGTTCAATGGTGGTGTCGAGAAGTATTCGGGTCTCCTTGAGATCGCTCTTGAGGGTGGATTCGTCACCAAGCCGTCCGTCGGCTGGTACTCAAAGAGGGGTGAAGAGCAGAAGTTCCGTGAGAAGGAAACCTACACTGCTCAGTTCTGGGATCCGCTTCTAAACTCTGATGAGTTCAAGCAGTTCATCAAGGACAAGTACACCGTCGGCTATCGATCAGCAATCCAGCAATTGGAGGAAGAAGATGAAGAATGATATTTCAGAAAAGTCATACAGCCTCGTTGAAGCAGTAGATGACTCGAAGCAAGCAGTCTATACTGTCCGCATTGAGCATCCGCTATATAAAGGTGTAGTGGTGCAATACGTCAAGATTTCGTTGGCAGTAAACGACGATGGCGCGACCGCAAAACTCTCATTTCAATATGATATCCGGGAGTTTCCAGACAATTTGGATAAATCGACACTAGAACAGTCCAGCGAATTTCATACTTTCTTAGGAGATCTTCTAACATACATTATTCAAGCCGCCTTCGATTCTGGTAATTACTCAATTGGCGATCAAAAGCCATCCAAAACAGATCCTATAGATGTCGAATCAACTGCAGCAGACGATACTTCAGAAGCTCGTTAATGACGAGAACTATTGCCGAAAGGTACTGCCTTTCATCAAGTCTGAGTATTTTGATGCCGCTCACAAATCAGTCTACCGTCTAGTCCTAGACTTCATCTCAAAGTACAACAAACTTCCCACGAAGTCTGCACTCGAGATCGAATTCCAGCATGACGACAAGATCACGGAGGATCTCTATCCTCACGCAGTTCGGATCATCGAGTCCATCGATCAGAATCCGACCGTTGAGGAGTCGTGGCTTCTAGATCATACCGAGAAGTGGTGCAAGGATCGTGCCTTGCATCTTGCTATCCTTGAGTCTGTTCAGATCATTGATGGGAAGCGAAAGGATGCTTCCCGTGATGGTATTCCTGACATCCTGCAGAAGGCTCTGGCGATCAACTTCGACAACAGTGTCGGACACGATTATATCGTAGACTTCGAGAAGCGGTACGACTTCTATCATAAGACTGAAGATCGTCTACCGTTTGATCTGGAGATGTTCAACACGATTACCAAGGGCGGTGTTCCTCGCAAGACCTTGAACATCGCTCTCGCCGGTACGGGTGTGGGTAAGTCTCTGTTCATGTGTCACGTAGCTGCCTCATCCCTGGCTCAAGGTAAGAATGTCCTTTACATTACTCTTGAGATGTCTGAGGAACGCATCGCCGAGCGTATTGATGCCAACCTAATGAACGTTCAGATCGATCAACTTGCCAACCTTCCAAAGGATATGTTCACCTCGAAGGTCAAGAAGATCGCTGGAAGCACAGTTGGCAAACTGATCATCAAGGAGTACCCTGCCTCAGCCCATGCAGGCCACTTCCGTGCACTACTCAACGAGCTGAAGCTGAAGAAAGACTTTGCACCTGATGTCATCTTCATCGATTACCTGAACATCTGTGCCTCGGCTCGAATGAAGGGCGTC